TCTGAAAGACATCCACCAAACTTATGTACAAGTTGTGGTCGCATAGACAGCCAGTATTCAAAAACTTCCCATAGAGCACCAAGGGTAATCCAGAACCAAAAATGTTTAGGATACAATGCACCCAATAAGATGAACAAGTTTAAGTGTCCATACTGGAAGCCGTAAAACTCTGTTCGGTAACACCCTTTAGTCTTCTTTTCACAAGAACATTTATTTGCGTATGCTAAGAACCATACTGTAAATAATAGGATGACAACTATCATTTAGAATAGGACAATACATTTTTTCAAGATGAATATTTAGGCGAACTTACCACCCTTGCTGGAAACCATCGAACCAAGGATAGACACAAGCTCACCGACGAGAATGCCCTGTTGAGACATCACAAGCATCTTGGCCCGATCCGTCTTAGGGCCAAAGTCACCATACCCAACGGTCGACATCGTGGTAAAGGCGAAATAGTAAGGATCAATAGGACTCTCGAATCCGAACTCCTTGGGATCCATTCGGCTGTAGAGGAAACCGTAAGCGAGAGTGATCGTGGCCAAAAATATGAAATTATTGAGGGGTGAAAGACCCATTATACTTTATTATACCTCAACAGAATTTTGTCTGGGCATTTCTTGACTTCGTCTCTTCACATTTAATCTCCTGACACTCTTCATCCATCTGGAGACCGGATTCGCTGTAGAGGATATCGTCGAAGCTGCATCATCACTCATGATTATACTGAGTCCATTGCAGACATCCGGTTTATTTTCTTTATCGGGGAACTCCATATTGAACGCCTGAATAGATATTGCCGGTATGTCCGGAGCATCATCTAGAAGACGATCATATTCTTGTCGCGCCTTTTGCACAAATTCGAGTACATCTTCTCTGTGAAGAACATCGAGGGACAACTCCATATCAATATTACGATAGAACTTGGAATACTGGACACACAACGCAGAGTGCGCCTCGGCTAAGTTCGCACTTTGACTAAACTTACTGATCGAAGTGAGAATGCCACCCAAAACATTGAGAAAGGCGAAAAAGTATTGGACTAACATAATTTTAGTTTTCGTTTCTGAATCTACATCATCATTACCACTTGGATTTAAAACAGCAAAACCACCTACACCCGTGATACTTGCTATGACTATACTTGGATATGAAAGATAGTCGTGTTGTTTTTTGTAATAGAGTCGAGCATGGTTGTGAAGCCATCTGTATCCGGCAGCTTTTTCTGCCCATCTTACGAGTAACTTCTCCTGCTTTTCACACCAGAAATGCTCATGGGGCACATCCGCTTCACCCATTACACTTAGTCAACATATATTTCCAGATCGGCTTTCATATCCTGAACCCACCACTTCTTTTTTGCTGGATCCCATCTTGCACCCAATGATTTAACGCGGTCTTTTTCTTCATACGGAACATTTAGGTATATCCGCTCCTTTACAGGTGTATTCATAAATTCTTCAGCTTCTTTCTCGGTTTTAAAAGACTTATAGACCGCACCGGGATATCCATCCACTTGTGTCTTAGTCTCATCCCAAGTGGTGTAAATACCCGGAATGCACCCTTTAACAACCGCGTAAAATTTTTGCTTCTTCGTTCCACTCGGAGTCTTGGTTTTAGGGGTTCCACCAGCAGCTTCGTAGGCTAATGTATCAACTTCTTCATTTTTGGGGTCTCCGTTGTGTGCTTTTACCCATTTCCATTCAACAATCTTCAATTTATTACGCACTTCATCCATGGCAATCCACAGATCTTTGTTTTTTACGGGTGTACCCGTAGATGTTATCCAGTCATTCTTTTTCCATTTGACAATCCATAAACTAATACCATTCTTCACATACTGGCTATCTGTGAATATACAGACTTCTTGGATATCCCTCTTAACACATTCTTCGAGGGCTTTGAGAATAGCCGTCATCTCCATTGCATTATTGGTGGTATCACACTGTTTACCAGAGAGTTTAAAGTCATCACTAACCACACCCCAGCCACCACGTCCAGGATTTCCGAGACAACTTCCATCAGTGTAAATCTCATACATGATTGCTTATTGTGGTTTATCCTTATACTCGGAAGCCTTCTTTGGTGTTTTACAGATCATGTCCCCACAATGGTCTCTGTTTTGGTAGATAGAATTTATGGATGTTGAAATTTCATTACAAGATTTTAGAGACCAGCGTCCCAATTTGGGTTTATCCACTTTAACAAAAAGTTCAAGCACTTTCTTGAACATTATCTATAATGAGAGGCTTATATTTAAGTACGCTTATTTGCTAAGCGCTTCGATCGGCGCAGGGGTGGCTCCTTAGTAAGTTCCTCGAATTTATGAACATACTTTGTAAATCTGGGATCATTTTTAGACCCTTTCGCCTTATTATAACAGGTCTCAATGAATTTCTTATCACCACTTCCCTGTGTGAAAAGATTGTAATAACTGAGTGTAACCTCAAACATAGACAGTGCCATAGTTCTACAAATTTCCGTATCAGGGTTATTTTCTACAGTGCGTAACATCATAGCCAGAGTAGTAATCAGATCGGTACGTGAAAAGATTTGCATTTTAGTTTAGAAAACAAGAACTCTAGTTCGACTTAGGCTTGCTAATCATTTTTAAACAGCATTGGTACTGTGCATTTTAAAAATGGGTTATTTTTTAATAAACTAAGACTAAATGCTTAGTTGGAGAACGCGAGGCCACCCATACCCGACTGGATGCGGAGGACGTTGTAGTTGGTCGCGAACATGTGCATAGAGGTCGCGCCGTTGAGGGTGTTGGCAGTGACCGCAACCTGCGCGTTGTCGATGCGCGAGAAGTTGCAGGTACCAGTGGGCTGGTGCTCCTCGGGCTTGAGCGCGAAGGAGTACGAGTAGACACCAGCGTAGGGGGAGCCAGTGTGGTGGTTGAAGGCCTGGACCTGGTTGAAGTACTTGCCCTTCTGCTCCTTGAAACGGTCCTGGCCGTTGAGGATGAGCTTGAAGGTGTTGAGGGGACCGACGGCCTCCTCGGTGAACTCCGCGGAGGAACCGGCGTCACCAACGTGAAGCATGGGAGCACCGTAGAGGGAGGTGGGCACGAGGCAGTTGGACTCGATGCCGGACACGTTGGACTCAAGGGTGATGTTGTTGGTGTCAGTGGTGAAGTTCCACAGGGACGAGGCCGCGGCGGTGTTCGAGAAGCACCACAGGAGCTCCTTGACGGGGTGGTTGTACGAGAGGCGGACCTGCTTGGTGGCACCAGTGTCGACGGTGTCGGTACCGGTGTGCTGAACCTGCTCGATCAGGTACTCGTGACCCTTCTGGGCGAAGCGACGACGCTCCTCGGTGTCCAGGTAGATGTAGTTGGCCCACACCTTGAACACGGAGGTGTTGCAGTAGGTGGAGAAGTCGGACGCGAGGTCAATGTCAACGCGGACCTCGTGGTACTGGAGCGCAATGAGGGGCAGGTAGAGACCGGGGTTGCGGTTGAAGAAGAAGAACAGGGGAAGGTAGACAGTCTTGCCGTTGATGGCAGTGGTCATCTTGCCGTAAGTGGCCTTCTTGGACTCATCGAGGTAAAGCTCGGAGTACAGACGCCACCACTTCTGGTAGTGCTTGTCAATGCGCTGACCACCGATGGAAAGCTCGACGTTGTTGACGGCGCGCTCGGCGACCCAGCACGCGAGGGCGGAGGTGTCGACATCGGACTCGAGCTCGATGTACATGTCACCGACGAGATCACCGTTGCGGGCAACGGTGACGGACACGCGGCCGGAGTTCGCGGCAGTACCGTTGACGGTCTGCTCGATGTTCTCCATCGCGAAGTTAGTGTGGCGCTTGTACTTGGCCTGGAAGAAAGTTACCTCAGGGTTACCGGTAAGGTAGACATCCTGGGCACCGTAAGCGACGAGCTGCATGAGACCGCCAGCCATTTTGAGAGTTGTTGTACTATAAGCAGAGAAAATAATTTTGGTCAAACGCGCATTTCCCGACCCCGATTTTTCTCAGTCTACAACAAATGTCGAAACAGCCTGAAGAAATCCCCGAGGATGAAATTGAAGAAGTCACCGAAGATGAGATGACCGAAGATGAGATCGAGGAAGGTGAGATCATCATGGAAGATGATGATGATCTCGAAGACTTCGATGATGAAGGTGAAGAGGGTTTGGATAGTGCCGAGAGCAGGACATCTTCGATGGCGACACCCGATGGTGACACAGTGTGTTCCGCCCTGGTAACAATTGGCCAACAAATGCAAGTCCAAAATAAAATACTGATAAAGAT